AAAAGGGCAAGCCGACATTCAGAATATGCAGATTAGGGCACAAGCTGATATTCAGTTGGCCCGTGAAAAGGCTGCGGCTGATTTGCAGTTACAGCGGGACAAGTTCCAAGCCGAGATGTTATTCAGAAAGCAAGAGTTTGAAGCAGAGGCCCAATTGAAAGCAATGAAGGTAGGTGCAGGGATTACCTCAAACATTGAGATTCCGGGGTAAAGAATGGCCCAATCAATAAAAACATCAAAGTTTGGAACGCTAGATACTAGCGGTCGTATTCCGATTTTCTTATCCGGAGAAGGTGAAGAATTAAAAGAAAGTTTTGGGTTAGGTTTTACCATTAATGGCACAGAATATGTGTTTCTTCCGGAAGATAGAGTAACCAAAGGAACCGCATCGGGTAACAAAGGCGCGGTTATGGTTGGGTTTTTAAATCCAACAGTCTTAGACACTTTTAAAAATAACTCAGAGTATGTAGATTTATCAAATACACAATTTGGTACTTTTGATGCTGGTCAATTTATATCAGATAAATTAGGCGGCTCTACAAAGGGATTTATTGCGCCTAAAACAGTTTATCAACCTATTTTTGATGCTGGTTTAGTGAAATACGATACATCATTAACTGGCCCAATTAAAGGAATTGGTAATTATCAAGGGCAATCAGTTTTTTATGGTGACAACGGGTATGTTGAACCAACTGGGAAAACTACTTACCGTCAAGCAACTGGACAAGAAATTATTGGATCCACCTATAGTAACGGTGGTGGATTGCTTGCTGGTCTTGGGAGGGAAATATTAAAAGCTGGCCCTGCATTGCCAATAGCATTGGATATTATTGGTGCATCGTTTGGATTGCCGGGGCTTGGTACTGCGGTTGCTGGTGGTGTAACTGCTGGAGCAATTGCAAGCGGTGATGAGAAAACAGCGGCAAATTATGCGGCTCAAACCATTGCTGGTCAACTTGGTATTGGCTCGGGAGTTGCTGGAGCAACAGGCTCCACTATTGCGGGACAAATGGCTCAAGCAACGGCAGGGAACATACTTGCTGGTCAAAATCCGGAAGATGCTGTAACCAATGCTGCTAAGTCAACGGCTGTATCTCAAGCTGCTAGTGCTGTTGCTCAAAATCAAGCCGAGAAGTACATCGAGAATCTTCCCATTCCCGACTATTTGAATGCTGGTGCAGCACCAACGAGCGAAGATGTAATAGCGGCATTTCCGGAGACTAATCCGGCAACCATTCAAGGCCCACCAACAGAGATTGATACAACGCTATCAAACATCGTCTATGGTGCGCCTACGGGCACAACAGAGGGCATTAACGCCACACTGCCAACGACCATAGTTACCGGAACCGAACCCGTTGATTACACACTTCAAGCTGTAACCGGAAGCACCGGAGTGCAAGCGCAGCCGGATACAACTGCAACGACAAATCTTGTTCAGTCTCCGGCAGGGCTGCAAACCTACACCTATGATGATGGAAGCACCATCACGGTAAATGCAAGTGGTGACATTGTTGGTTATACAGATGCAACCGACACGCCATACACGGGCACTGTTTCAACACCGTCAAGCCCACTCACAAAGTCGCAAGTCGAAGGGCTTATCAAACTCGGATTAGGTGTTTATGGAACATCGCAAGTGGCTAATGTGGTGCGTGATGCCATATCTAGCGGAGACGAACAAACGCAGACCGGATTCCCATTCACTCCGAGCGACATATCCGGATGGGCACGACCCGAGTACACACAGACATGGCAAGCACCGCTAGACCTAAACTCACTGTTTACCACTGACAATCTGTTGGGTGGCACTCAATGGGCTGGACTGCAAGGCAACCAATTCGCCAATATCCCGCAAGTATCAATGTCAGACTTCATATCGAGTATCCAAAATGGAAAAGTTTGAACTTGCCAAAAATCTGCTCTCCGATGACTTCTTCTTAGAAGAAATGGAAGCATTAAAGCAATCTGAATTGCTGAATATAGTTAACTCTGCGCCGGAAGATATTGAAGCGCGAGAACTTGCATATTTAAAAATTCATGCTTTACAATCAATTAAAGGCCACTTTGAATCAATCGCTGCCACAGGGCAAATTGTAAAAAAGCGGTGGAAGATTTTGTAGTCGTTGACTACACCGTGGCACTCGGTAAGTGCTGACAAAATGGGTTAGAAATGAGTGATAACACGGCTCCGCAAGGAAGTGAATCGCTGAATGTGGAACAAGCTGCTTCCGCATTCTTTGGGTTAATGGACTCTGAACCGAACGCCGAAGGCCAAGTCGAACAGAGTGCAGATTCAGAGAATGAGGAAAGCGTTGATTCCGAGTTGGTGGATTCTGAAGAAGTTGAAACAGAGCGAGCGAGCACTTTTCGTGTCAAAGCGGCAGGGGAAGAACGCGAAGTAACTCTCGATCAACTTATTGAGGGCTATCAACTTGGGGCCGACTACACAAAGAAAACCCAAACGCTTAGTGAACAACGCCGCGCTGTGGAAGCAGAACGGTCGAAGATTGACGAAGCAAACAAGGTAAGAGATCAGTATGCTCAACGCTTGCAGATGATGGAACAATTCCTAAGTCAGCAAACGAAGGGCGAGAATTTGGATGCTCTGAAGGAAAGCGACCCAATCGGGTATGCGGTAAAGGTAGCAGAACAACAGCAACGCAAGGAACAACTTGCAGTTTTGAAGGCAGAACAGCAACGCATTGCTCAACAGCAACAAGCGGAACATTCTGAGAAACTTCAAAGCCACATTGCTCAAGAAAGCCAAAAACTTTCTAGTTCGATACCCGGCTACGCAGACCCAAAGGCTGGCGACCAAATCCGAAAGGATATTAGGGACTACGCCAAGTCGATAGGGTGGACTGACCAAGAGTTAGCCAATGTCTATGATTCTCGTGCTGTATTGAGTTTGTATCACGGTATGCGTTACGCTGCTTTGCAAAAGGGAAAGCCGGAAGTATCTAAGAAGGTACAAGAAGCACCCCGAATGATGAAAAGCGGAGTATCTGCGCCGAGAGACAATCAAGAACAGCACAAAAAAGCAGCGGCGCAATTGCGTAAGACCGGAAAAATCCGAGATGCCGCAAATGCGTTTGAACGGTTCGTTTAATTTAAGGATTCAATCATGGCAACCTACCAAACCTATACCTCCATCGGTCAACGCGAAGATTTGTCCGATGTGATCTATTCAATCTCCCCCACCGACACGCCTTTCATGTCATCCATCGGTAAGGGCAAAGCAACCGCTACCAATCACGAATGGCAAACCGATGCTCTCGCATCTGCCGTCTTGACCAATGCAGCAGTCGAAGGCGATACCGCTTCTGACGCAACTTTGGGCGTGACCACTCGTGCTGGTAACAAAACTCAGATCAGCCAAAAGACCGTGAAAATCTCCGGCACTTTGGAAGCTGTGGACAAAGCTGGTCGTAAGTCTGAGAAGGCTTATCAATTGGCTAAAGCCTCTGCTGAGATCAAGCGCGACATGGAGACCACTCTGTTGTCAAACCAAGCAAGCACGAACGGTTCTTCTAGTTCTGCTCGTAAGTTGGGCGGTTTGCAAACATGGCTGGCAACCAACGGTGACTTTGGAACGAACGGTGTTGCTGGCGCAAGCGGCACGACCACTCGCACCAACGGCACTAACCGCACCTTTGACGAAGCCACTCTGAAAACTGTGGTGAAAGAGGTGTATGCCGCCGGTGGCAATCCCAAAGTGTTGATGGTCAACCCTGCTCACAAGCAGTTGGTCTCTGCCTTCACGGGTATCGCTGCACAGCGTTTCATGGCTCCTGCTGATGCTCCTACGACCATCATCGGTGCGGCTGATGTGTACTTGAGCGACTTCGGCACGATCTCTGTCGTTCCCAATCGTTTCATGTCCTCTACCAACACTTGTGATGAAGCTGCCTTTGTGTTGGATACCGACATGGCTGCTGTGGCCTATCTGCGCCCCTTCCAAACCAACGAGTTGGCTAAGACGGGTGATGCGGAAGTCACTCAGTTGCTGGTGGAATACACCTTGCAAGTGAACAACGAAGCTGCACACGGCATCATCGCTGACTTGACTCCCTAAGAGTGAATGCCCCCATGTTTAACCGCATGGGGGTTTTTCTATGAATGAGTTTCGTAAATCTGTTGCCCACGCCGATGGCGAAGGCGGCATCATTATTGAGACACGCCAAGATGTAACGGCAAACATTGAGCAAAATCTGAAGGAATTTAATTCCTACGATGAACGCGCAAAGTGGTCGGATGATATGTTTGGTAACAAGATAGCTTCAATCCCATTGACAGTGATTGATGATCTAAACGCAAAAGGCATCATGCGGGGCTTTGCTGTAGTCGATGAAAAGCAATTCAAGGCATGGCTTAACAGTCCGGATAACCGATTTTTCAGAACTAGACCGGGGCGAGTATGAGCATTGCGACATTCTCTGAACTAAGCACAGCGGTTGCCAACTATTTGGCCCGTAGCGACTTGACCGATCAGATTCCCGACTTCATTCGTTTTGCAGAACTGAGACTCCGCAGAGAATTGCGGATTCGACAAATGCTCAAATCTGTGACCACTACGACAACGAGTGGTGACGGTACGGTAGAGATACCCTCAGACTTTCTTGAGGCTAGAGACTTCTATGTAACGGGGAACCCTCCCCAACCGCTTAGTTTCTTGTCTCCATCGGTGTTCATTCGCAACACTGATTCTCATGTTCGCGGTAAACCGTTGAACTACACAATTTTGGCGACTGAGTTTCAGTTAGCCCCAATGCCGGACAATGTATATACGCTTCAATTGCTGTACTACTCTGCTCCGACATTCCTATCAAGCGGAAATTCAAGCAATGCGTTTATGGCGAATGCGCCGGATGCTTTGCTGTACGCTGCTCTCTTAGAGGCAGAACCGTACATCATGAACGATGCAAGAATTCAGACATGGGCGACCATGTATCAAAGGGCAATCGACACATTGACTCGATCAGACGAGACGGCTCAATACTCGGGTGTACCACTCGCAATGACTTTATCAAAGAGGTAAAAAATGGCTGCAATGTCGAACTATCTAGAGAATGCTCTTATCAATGAAGTCTTACGGGCCACCGGATATACAGCACCTACTACTGTTTATGTTGCTCTGTTTACGAGCGACCCTACTGATGCTGGCAGTGGTACTGAGTGCAGTGGTACGAGTTATGCTCGTCAGTCTGCTACTTTTGCTGCTCCCTCTAATGGTGCTTCTAGCACTAGTGCAGATATCAATTTCCCGCAAGCTGGTGGCTCATGGGGAACCATCACCCACTTCGGGATTTTTGATGCTCTCACTACTGGCAATCTGTTGGTACATGGTGCTTTGACCACTTCCAAGACAATCGACACGGGCGATGTGTTCAAGATCGCTAGTGGTTCTCTGACTGTCACCTTTGCGTAATGGCGGATGTTTGTGGCCCATTCACGCTTGAACAGCTAGACCTATTCGGGAGCATTGATAGTCTAGCCTTCTCGCTTGATTCAACCGTTTGGACAGATGCGAATGTTTGCATCTTAGAAGCGGCGGCATCCGCATCGGGTGCAGGGTCAGTCAGTGCAATCCCCATAGCGATATTGGTGGGGGCATCGTCTGTCAGTGGTGACGCACAAACGCAGATAACTTACATTCGTGTAAGGAACTCAAGCGCATCGGTAAACAGCACCGCTAGTTCTTCATCTGATTCACAAGTCACCTATGTATCAAGTGCCTCAATAACGGGGCTTGCAACGGTCTCGGGTGACGGGACAAGGGTAAGGTTAGGTGCGGGGTCAATTAGCGGCATAGCGACCGTTCTAGCGGCTGGAACCGGCATATTCTCAAGCGGTTCGTCTGTATCCGGCTCGGCATCCATTGTTGGTGACGGGTTTAGGGTAAGGGATGGCGCGGCTAGTCTGTCCGGTGCGGGTACGGTCTCTGCTGCGGCAATCAGAATCAGAACCTCTAGCGGGTCGGTTAACGGGACTTCTAGCGTCTCGGCTCTCGGTGGATTGGTATCGAGTGCTGCGGGTATTCTTGAGGGAATAGCGACTGTATCGGCTACACCTACAGCGACATTTCAAGCGCAAATGTCAATCAGCGCAGAGGTAACGATTTCGTGTGTGGCAATCCGATTGGGTGACAATTGGTCAAATGTTGCGGCAGACACAAACACATGGACTGATGTTAGTGTTGGTGGGAACACATGGACAACGGTAACGGCGGACGCGAGTACATGGACAGATGTGGGAACATCGGGAAACACATGGACAGACACGGCAACGGGTTCAAATGATTGGTTAAGGAACGGATGATGCCTACTCAAAGAATCGCATTAGGTGAATGGCTCCCCGATCAGCCGGGGCTGACGGGGGCATTGACTGTGGCTAAAAACTGTTTTCCGGTGACTGCGGGATACGGTGCATTTCCGGCAGAGGCTAACTTCTCTGCGGCGGCTGCGGAGGACTTGACCTCATTGGTGTACGCCAAAGACGAAAACGGCACGACAAAACTCTTTGCTGCTGGCCTACACAAGATTTATTCTGTGGACTCTGTTGGTGCTTTGACGGGTGTTTTTAGCTTCACGGGCACTTACTCGCAAAGCGGCACGACAACTCTGACAGTGACTTCTATTGCTCACAAACTAAAAACGGGTGACTCGTACTATCTGAACTTCACAAGCGGCACAGCAACAGACGGTCAATACACAGTG